ATCAGCCACAATGTCCCCGGAGCAGCGAGCTAAGTTAGATGCCCTTAGAGACTTTGAAGAAGATGATAGTGATTTTAGAAATGAATAATAATAAAAAGAGGAAATAATAAATGACACCAGTTCAAGCATTAGCACAAGCAGCCGCACTAGCTTACGATGGCGGCACCGACGCCAACGGAGAACCACTTAAGATTGGTCTTCGCCGTGAAGAAGGTGATTTTGTGAAGGATAGTCGCCATTTAGACGGATTTAATGTTCGTTTTGCAGGTGATATTCTCACAATAACTTACCAAACAGACATCAAACTAAAAGAAGTCTATGGTGGTGGTTTTGAAGAAGAAATGGAAAGAGTAATGTCTGACATTGCTAAATACCTTTCTACTCGTGCTGCTCAGATACTTGGAAAGCGTGTTACACTTACTGCTGATGGCGAAGTTGATGTTCTTGTTCAGTCAACTTCAAATGTTCGTGTTTTTGCAACCGCACTTAAAAAATACAAGATCGGCGGAATGAAAGGCGTTGATGAAAACCCGCCCATTCCCGCACAAGATAAGCTTATGGAAACTTATCGTCGCTTTGCCAAGGAAGGCAAGGGTCTGTAAATAGTGTGCTTAACAAAGAACAAGTCATAAAAGAAATTGTTAGATGCGGAAAAGATCCCAACTATTTTATCGAGAACTATGTCCGCATCTCTCACCCTGAAAAAGGACCCATTCCTTTCAGGACTTACCCATTCCAAAAAGACCTCCTTCAAGATTATAACGCTTACCGCTTCAACATAATCTTGAAAGGACGCCAGTTGGGTATCTCAACAGTCACGGCGGCTTATGCTGCGTGGCTTATTCTTTTTCATAGAGAAAAGAACATTCTTGTTATTGCAACCAAACTTTCAACAGCCGGAAACTTGGTTAAAAAAGTTAAGTTTATGATCAAGAACCTTCCACCTTGGTTGCAAATAGCAGACATTGCAATAGACAACAGAAACTCTTTTGAGTTATCCAACGGCTCACAAATAAAAGCATCTTCAACATCAGGAGACGCCGGTCGTTCAGAAGCTCTTTCACTTCTTATTGTTGATGAGGCTGCTCACGTTGATGGTTTGGACGAACTTTGGAAAGGTCTATACCCCACGCTATCAACCGGTGGTCGTTGTATTGCTCTTTCAACACCGAACGGCATCGGCAACTGGTTTTATCGTATGTATTCAGACGCAGATGCTAATTTAAATGACTTCCATCCAACAATGCTTCCTTGGGATGTTCACCCTGATCGAGATCAAGAATGGTTTGAGAAAGAAACCAGAAACATGACCAAAAAAGAAATAGCACAAGAGTTAGAGTGCTCTTTCTTATCTTCAGGTGAAACAGTTATTGATGCAGAACACTTAGAATGGGTCTTTGAGAACATTAACGAACCACTTTATCGTGATGCTTTTGATAGAAATCTATGGATCTGGCAAGAATACGATCCAACTTCCAAGTATTTTATGTCTGTTGATGTTTCCAGGGGTGATGGAGAAGACTATTCTGCTTTTCATGTTTGGAATGTAACAACAAATGAGATTGCAGCAGAGTATCAAGGCAAACTAACAATAGACATGTATGCTAATGTTGTTCATCAAACAGCAACAAGATACGGAAACTGTCTTGTTGTTGTAGAAAGTAATAACATTGGCTTTATGCTTATTGACAAATTAAAAGATTTAAGGTATAGTAATCTGTATTATTCCAAAAATGATGAATACATTGATCCTGTAATAGCAGAAAACATCAACGGAGCAACACCTGGTTTTGCTACTTCTGCTAAAACTAGACCATTAATCATCACCAAGATGGAAGAAATGGTTCGCAATCAACTAGTTATAACAAAGTCCAAAAGATTATTCGGAGAATTTAAAACTTTTATTTGGAAAAACGGTCGCCCACAAGCAATGCGATCAAAGCACGACGACTTAGTTATGTCTTTTGCTATTGCTTGTTGGATAAGAGATACTGTTTTTGAGGAAAGCGCTTACGATCGAGAGAAATCAGAAAAAATGCTAAGCGCTTTCTTTACAAATAAAAAAGAACTAAATACAACTATACCCGGAATGATTGGACACTTGCCCGTAATGAAGTCAGGACAGGCAAGAGAAGCAAAACAACAGCAACAACAATACTTATGGTTATACAAGGGCTAATAAATGGCATATAAAAAAACAATAATACCTAAAAGAAGTTCAGAAAACCCAAGAAATCCTGAAAATCCGCTTTATAAAGCACTAACTCGCCTTTTTTCAGGTCCTATTGTCAATTATAGACACGAACAAGTAAGAAAATACCGTAGAAAAGAGTTAGATAAGTTTAACTGGACTTCCGCATCAGGAAAAGAGTTCAAAAAAGCCGACTATGAGAAGAACTATTCTTTCTATGGCGACTTTATGCTCAACCAGAACCGCTCAGAGCGTTATTTGGACTTTGAGCAAATGGAATACATGCCAGAACTCAACTCTGCCCTTGACATTTACGCTGATGAAATGACAACTGCGACAGAAGTTCGCAAAATGCTCACAGTTGACTGCCCAAACCAAGAAATAAAGACAGCATTGGACATTCTTTACTATGATGTTCTTAATGTTGACTTAAATCTCTACGGTTGGGCAAGAACTCTTTGCAAATACGGAGACTTTTTCCTTTATCTTGACATTGATGAAAGAATAGGTATCCAAAATGTTGTTTCTCTTCCTGTTAACGAGATCGAAAGGCTTGAAGGGCAAGATGAGAACAACCCTAACTACCTTCAGTTCCAGTGGAATAGCGGTGGCTTAACTTTTGAAGATTGGCAGATCGCACATTTCCGTGTTTTAGGAAATAATAAATACAACCCATATGGAACTTCTGTATTAGAAGGCGCTCGTCGTATTTGGAGACAACTTACACTTGTAGAAGACGCAATGATGTCTTATCGTATTGTTCGTGCTCCTGAACGCCGTGTGTTTTATGTTGATGTTGGTGCAGTTTCTCCGCAGGACGTAGAAACTTATATGCAGCAAGTAATGACTACTCTTAAGCGCAACCAAATCGTTGATGCTGATAGTGGTCGTGTTGATCTTCGCTACAACCCAATGTCTGTTGAAGAAGATTATTACATACCAGTTCGTGGTGGAACGCAAGGAACAAAAATTGAAACCCTTGCTGGCGGTCAGTTCACCTCACAGATTGAAGATGTTAAGTATCTTCGTGAAAAACTTTTCTCTGCTATTAAGATCCCACAAGCTTACTTAGTTGCCGGTGAGAACGCAGAAGATAGAACTTCACTTTCACAAAAAGACATTCGCTTTGCTAGAACTATCCAAAGACTTCAAAAAGCATTAGTATCAGAGCTTACCAAAATAGGTATGGTTCACCTTTATACACTAGGCTTTAGAAAGTCCGATCTTACCGGGTTCAAACTTAAATTAAACAACCCGTCAAGAATAGCAGAACTACAAGATCTAGAAACAATGAAGACACAGTTTGAGGTTGCTTCTTCAGCAACTGAAGGCTTCTTCTCCAAGCGCTACATTGCTGAGCGTATCTTCAACATCTCACAAGAAGAGTTCCTTCGCAACCAGCGTGAAATGTTCTTTGACCGCAAGTTTGCCTCACTTCTTGATAGTTCAGCCGCTGCCGCTTCTGAAACAGAAGAAACAACTGTTGGCGGTGGCGATTTAGGTGGTTTTGGAATGGAAACTGAAACACCAGAAACTCCAACTGAAGAAACACCTGAAGTTGGCGGCGAAGAAGCAGCACCAGAAGAAGACATTCTAAAAGTCGCTCCTGGTAAAAGAGATGATTCAGGAAATGTTCTAACAACAACTCCTGCTTCAAAAGGCAAAATGTATCGCCCAAAGAAAGATGGAAGAGTTAAAAAACTAAGAATGGGAATGCGCTCAACCGCAGTTCCAGAGTTCGCAACAGGCAATACAAGAAGATCAAAACTAGGTCTTCCAAAACCCTCAGACCTTTTTGAAGATGTAGAAAATATCTTTGAAGGGATGGTTGAGAAAAAAGAAACTAATTATACTTTAGAGGAAGGCTTTGAAGACCACTCTAAAGAAGTCGACCGTTTATTAGAATCACTGGAGAAAAGAAATGACCAAATACAATAAGAAGAGAAATACCGCTTTTCTTTATGAGGCATTAGTTAGGGAACTAACCAAGGCTGCTTTAGAAAACGATACAGAAAGAGCAGCAACAATAACTAAAATAGTAAAAGAGCACTTTAAGAAGGGCACTTTACTTTATAAAGAACTAAATCTTTATCGTTCTCTTTTAGAAACGAAAGATATGGAAGAGCCGCATCTTGCTGACCGACTTATCCAAGAAAGCAAGTTTTCATACGGAACAATGGATCGTAAAGCAACATTTAATGCTCAAACAAAACTTATTTCTGTAATAAACAAGCAACTTGGAGCATCAGTTTATAACAACTTTGTTCCAAACTACAGAGATCTTGGAACCATTCACAATGTTCTACAAGGAATAGACAACACGAAAAGCCGTGTCCTTGTTGAAAACAACTTGGTCAAGAAACTTTGTGGTTATGAAGAAATCAATGAGAGCAAAGAATACAAGCCAATAGACGCTCTTGTTTATCGTCAGTTCATCAAAAAGTTTAACGATGAATACGGCACCACACTTTCCGAAGGACAGAAAAAGATTGTTTCACAATACATTACTTCTTTTGCTGACGACGGCTTAGAGTTCAAAATGTTTATCTCAGAAAAACTAAATGAACTTAAAATAGCCTTAGAAAGTTATGAAGCACAAAACCCTGTTATTTCAGAAGGCATACAAAACATTTCCAAGAAGTTTAACAACTTTGAAAGCTTAGAACTTAACGAAGAACTTCTTTTAAATACATTAAAACTTCAGTCCCTTGTAGAGGAGATCAACTATGGCGATTCAAATTAAAGTAGGCGAAACTCCAAAACAAGAAGAAAAGA